AATACCTTTGATAGGTGTAAAGTTGAATGGGTTGTACATTGTTGGAGTTAATTGTAGAGGTACATACGGTGCGTAGATGTAACCTGTGTCTAACAATGACGTTCCTTTGTGTCCAATTAACACTTGGTTAGCTGGGAAGTAAGGGTCACGGTAAACTTGGTAACGACCTGCTAATGTACCAACTCTTTCAATACCCATGTTGTATTGGTCTTGCTCAGGAGATGCGTTAGATACGTGGAAGTATTCTAAGTCATCAAAGATAGCTGAAACTTCAGAAGATACAACAATCCAGTTAGCTCCACCACGAAGAGTTGACTTGTGGATTTGTGCTGACAATTGGTTGATAGCTGTAATCAATGTTTGGTTCCAGTCTTTCTGAGTGTAAGATGTAGTTTGAGAAATTCTTCTCCATCCGTTGTAGTCCCAACGTAAGTTCCAAGCCGCACCTTTACGTAAGTCACGTAAGATTTCACGGTCAATCTCAGCAGCTACTTGCTCAGATAACAATGCTGTTAACTCAGCTTCTGCGTCGATGTTATGGAATGCTGCTACGTCTTGAGCTAATTCAGGAGACCATTGTGCTCTTAGTTTTCTTTCTGTTACAGATACTGTAACTGACTCAAGGTCGAAAGAAACTTCACCAATTTTGTCTTCGAATTCTAACTCTTCGTAACGTCTCCATGCTGCTTTGAAAGAAGCGGTTCCGTTAGTTGCTGATGCAATTGTAGTACCAGTGTAACCATCTAAAGATGTTGCGTCACAATCAGCACATACAGGACAAGATAAATCCACTTCTAAGTAGATACATCCGTCAGCCGCACAGATATTCTTGAATGAACCGCCGTTACCACTAGATGCCCAAGTAGTTGAAGTTGTTGGTGTTAAATTGTTAACAATACCTTGACCATATTGTTGAGTTACAACTCTGAACAATAATGGACCAGAAGAAACTGTACAAGGAGAACCTTCAGCCACAGATAAACCTGAACCTGTAAAGATTACTAAACTTGATAAGAACTCTTCAGTATCCATTTCATTACCGTTAGGTCCGATTAATCTACCAGCACCTGTGTCAGCAAATCCACACATTTTAACGATAACTTTTCTTGTGTTACCAGATACGATAACACCTGAACCTGCAGAATCACCTGAGATGATTGCATCTTGTAAGTTACCATTGTACCACTGCTGAATAGTTGTGTTAGCTGTGATAGCTGACCAACGACCTTTTGAGTAGTCGAATAAACCTGCAGGGTCTAAACCTGGTTCAGTACCTTCGTAGAATAAATCATAAAGGTTTTTAGGGTATGTAGCGTTGTACGTACCAGAACCTGAGTCATAACCAGCAGTTGGGTTACCTGGGTAGTTACCAGGACCACCTACAGGACCATAATGGTCACCTGAACCTCCGTCGTTGAATGTTCCGTCAACGTAAGTACCACCAGAGTAACCTTGGATTTTAGGTACAAAGTAGAACAATTTACCGATAGGTAAGTTCATAGCTTGTACAGAAACGATATCGTTTGCTAACAATTTAGAGAACACACGTCTAACGATTGGGAATACAACAGTTTCGAAAGAACCTGAAGAACCGTCAGAAGTTGCTTCGTTAATTAAGAAAGATGCTTGGTTTTCATATAACTGAGCAACATTCTCTTTTAGGTGGCCTTTAAGACCTTCAAGGAACCCTAATTTGTCCCATTTGTTAATTGTATCTTCTTTGATAACTTTAAGGTGCTTAAGACCGATGTTACCAACAAGACCTGATTCTAATAATGCTCCCATTTTTTTGGTTTTTTATTAATTTTGTTTAGTTTATTTTTATTTAATTTTTGCCATTAAATCTTTCATTCTTAAGAACTGAGGATTTTCATAAGTTTTAGACTCAATCAAGTTAACCGAAGAACCTGTAGCTTGTACGTTTTCAATTTTACGTTCAATAGACTCATTCATTGGTTGACTTGTCTTAACTGAAAGCTCATCTTTAATGACTTTATATAAGTTTTTAGATTCTTTTAGAGTTTCTACACCATCAAATCTTCTCAAGATATTAATTTTTTCTTGCTTAGATGTTGAGTGTTCAGTAAACAAACGAGTTGCGTAAGCTAAGTTAGAATTAAACACAGCTACTTCATTCAATTTATTTCTGAATACATTAAGAGCTTTTCTGTACTCTTCATTTTTTAATCTAAGAACATTCATTTCTTTTACATCATTTTCTTTGATATTAGCATTAAATTCAGAATGTGCTCTTTTTTTTGGTAAACCACCTTTTCTGAAATACTTACCATTACCTAAAGTTCTTGATGCTTCTTTGGTTTCAACTTTTTTAACGGGTTTGTTTTTACCGTCCATGTTTTCACCTTCTTTATATTCAAATTTAGCCTTACCAGTACCCATGGTTTTGTTAACTTTTTTCTTAACAGTTTTAAAACCACCATCTTGGTTTGGTTTGTTTGAATACTTAAATTTGCCAGGATTACCCATACCCATACCTTTAGGTTTAATAGTCATTTTGGATTCAGCCATTGGTTCTTGGATGTCGAACTCATCACCTTCCATTGGTTCTTGAATGTCAAACTCGTCACCTTCCTCAAGGTCATCATACATTTCTTCCATGTATTCTTCCTCAAGTTCATCACTTTCGTAATCTTTATAGTGACCATCAACATCACCAATTTTGTGACCACCACGTCTTTTAAAGTCGTGTTTGTTACCACCCCACATTTCCTCAAGTTCAGGGTCTTCATCACCCATTTCCTCGTCCATAACTATTTCATAAACAATTTGGTCTTCTTCTTCCATATGGTCAGCATAACCTCCCATATCTTCACCATCTTCTTCATAAAGTTCAGGGTCTTCATCACCTTCTTGTTCAAAAAGGCCTTCTTCTTCGTAATCCACGTATTCTTCTTCGTCTCCGTCTTCACCTTCGTCTTCGTAGTCGTTAAACACTTTTGATACGATTTCTTCGATGCTGGCATCACTCATGCCCATATCATCCATTTCAGACCATTCGCCCTCTAACATATCATCTTCTTCACCTTCACCAACAATCATATATTCATCTTCTTCATCTTTAAGGTTAATGTTTCCTGCTTCATCTTTTGTAACAACAATGTTATCATCAGGTCCCATTAAACGAAAAACTCTTAAGATTTCATCTTCATCGTCAACGTCAGTTAAATCGATAGTTTCTTCGTCGTCGTCTTCCATGTCATCCATGTCATCCATGTCATCCATGTCTGCCATATCATCGTTATCTGTCTCCTCTTCGTCACCCATTTCAGGTTCTTCCATTTCGACATCTGTGTCAACCTCTACTTCGTCATCATCTTGTTCAGACAGAGATTCTTTTACTAGCTCTTTGATTTCTTCCTTCATTGTTGAAGCAAGTATTCCTTTTGCATTTTCAGCAACCGCTTCTTCCAAATTTTTCATTTGGATGATTGCTTCCTCTACTAAAGATTTTTCTTTTGCCATTTTTTCTTTTTATTTTTAATATATAAATATCACCCATTATCAAAAAAGTTTTATTTTTACTCATTCGATAATAGGTTTTTTATTTATTAATAAATACTTACATTTTTGTAAAAAATAAAAAAGGGGACATATAGTCCCCCTTTTCAATTATTGAATGTATAAAAATTTATTCTATCACCTCATCGATTTTACTTTCAACAATTGCAGTTATTCTCCAATCCTGAGTGTAGTTTTCGTAAACTTTAGTTACTTTAGCCTCTACATCAGTAGGATTATAACCCCTAACTAATTTTTCTTCTCTTAATTTTTTAACTTTACCCGAATTTTCATCAATCATATCGGTTGTTACTTTTGCTACAAAATATTTTTCGTCCATAATTTAAATTTTATTTACCCAAATAATCGGATAATCTTTTCATTAAGTCAATAGATTTGTCAGATGTTACACCACCTGTTTGTCTTTGCATTTTCATTTTATTTTCTTCATCAATATTTTCTTCAAAGTTAAATCTTTCTTCAGGTTGACTAAATAAATAAGCCCCTGGTGTTGATGGTGAAGACACTAAGTCAAAACAAATTAATTCAAAATCATCTTGTACTTCATTTTGTTCACCAACTTTTTTAAGTGAACCAACACCTCTAGACGATATACCTAATGTAACACCTTGTCTTAAATAGTTTGCCGCCATGTCCCCTTTAGTTGATACAATTCCCCTTTCATGAAAACCTGGTGAAGTTAATAATTTTAATTTACCCATTAATACAGGTCCATCCCACCATATTTCGGTTATTATGTGTGAAACTCTGTCAAGGTCAATTAATGATGATTCAGGGTGGTTTAACTCAGACAATGAAGTTCCTTTTTGAATCATCTTTTTATAATTGTCAGCCTCTCTTTTTAATATACGCTCAGGATATATTCTTCCGTTTCTATTAGGGGTGTTATATTTTTGTAGTACCGCGTAGAACTCAAATGGTTTTGAGTGGTCTAACATGTCTTTAGACTCTTTAATTATCTTGGCATTGTGTTCATCCGTTGGTGAAATATATCCAGCATCATATTCTACTAAAATACCTTTTCCTGATTCATAGGGTTTTAAAATTTTCAAATCCATCTCAAATGTTTTTTAAATAAATATCAAACATTTTCTAATTGTGGGACATCTAACTCTGTTTTACTTTTTTTTG